TACTAAGGTATTTACTGTAAATTCAGTATTTGACCCTGCTTCTACTTCTGGAAATGAATATGAAATTTTTATGACTAATAACGGCACTTTAACATTTTAAATATACTTAAAATCATTTTTAATTATTATATTAAAAATGACTGAAACCAATAAAAAAACAGAAGAAGCTTTTAATAAAAATGTTGAAAGACTTAATAAACAAATGGAAACAACTATGAAAAAAGCATTTTTTGATTTATTAGAACAAAAAGTTGCATCTATTCCACCTGATTATGAATGGCTTACTAGACTTTATACTGAAATTAAAGATAAATTAATCAAACTGTTAAAACCTACTTCAAAATTAAGAAAACATATTGAAGAACAAATGGACCCAGAGTTTTTTCATCAATTAATTTCTAATAATGTATTTGAATATAAAAGCTTCAATGCGTTAATTTGTTTTGTATTTGAACAATGTAAAGCATTTGGTTCTCCAGGTAGAGATAAAGAAACTGATGAAAAATTACAAGAATTGTTAGACCATTATAATTCCGGAAATGCCACTTTTGCTACCTTAGTCCCTATGTTTATTAAAAATGCTAACCATTGTATTGACAATATATATTTAGACATTCAAAATTTACAAAAACAATTTTCTAATTAATATATAAGTATGTCAGAAAAAGAAGAAAAAGAAGAAAAAGAAGAACAAAAATGGATAACATATTTTCACGACCTAAATCCAGAAGATGCATACGAAGATAATTCGTTGTACGACAGACTATTACATTCTCCTCCTCCCGATATTCTGTATATGAGCGATGAAGAAGAAGAAGCTGTAGGAAGAATAGGTTATGAACGGTTTATGGTGATACGAGAACAACAAGAACGAGAACGACAAGAACAAGAACGAGAAGAACAAGAAGAACGAGCAGCCGCTATACTACGATTACAAGAATATCGGCAACAACTACTACAACAACAAATAGCAGTACAACTACAACAGCAAATGGTACCTAGAATGTCAGAGCGAAGAAGGAATGGAAGTAGAAATAAGAGACTAAAAAAAATGTCAAAAAAACTTAAAAGAACGCAAGGTGGTCGTAGAAAAATAAAAGGGGGAAATAATGACCAAAAAACACCTGAAAAAAGACAAAGAAGGAGACAAGAAAGAAGAATGAGTATAATAACACCTCCACAATTTCTATCACCACCTCTTTCTCCACAAACTCCTTCACCAATACCATCAGAATCTCCAGAATATATTCCAACTATATCTCCTAGTGTTGCTTCGAGTATTGATTCGGATATTCAAAATGGTATTGTTGCTGAAGAACTTGTTCGGGCTCTTAATCAAGAAAATTTAATACATGTAGAACCTCCCCCCAATATTGTACCACCTTTACGATTACCACCACGATTACCTTCGCCACCACCTGTAAATACATCTAGTAATAATATAGATACAAAAAATCGCCCAAGTATAAATATACAATCTAATCGTAGAAGCCCGTCTAGTGATACAAAAAAATATAAACTACATAGACAAAGAGGTGGTAAAAAAACTAGGCGGAGGAAACGAAGAAAAAAGAGAACCCGTAGAAAAAAAAGAAAACGAAAAAAAACAAAAAGGAAAAAATAAATTTATTTCTATTTATTATTTTATAAATATAAATAAATGACATGTTATTGGGACTCACTCTACAGTCAGTTAGATTTAGAGGATTATAAGTTTATTGGTGCTAATAAGCCTAATAATATTGAAGATTTGATTCGTTTGTTAAAATCTAAGAATAAATATGTAGATAATATTACTTGGCAAAAGGAAAAATTATCTTTTAATGAAAAAAAGGAACATTATACTGCTGTTGATGTATATGATATAAAAGGAATTAAAAATGGTCATTTAACTTCGGTATGTGATTCATTCTTGTTATTAGTGTGTGAATTATTCAATGTTTCTATACATCATAGATTTTTAAATACATTAATAAATTATGACAATTTAAAAAATTCACGAAAAATATTACAATTTAGTTCAAATGGTGGACATTTTGAAAATGCTGGAAGGTCTAAAAAAACCAATTTATCCCAATCTAGATTAGAACGTATTAGAAATCAGGCTATTAATAATTCAAAAAACAAAATGATGAATCTGAATCAAAAAACAGAGATTAGACCTTCTTGGAGGGCAAATCCCGAAGCCTTTAAAAAATGGAGACAACAAATGAGAACTATGAATATTAGATAAATTACCAATATCCCCCTTCCCCCCCACCATCAATCTTATCTACTTGTTTTTTCCATAAATTTAATAAATATTTTGAACCTTCATGTACATGTTTAAATACCGCTGGAGAAAATACGTCTCTTATATTCATCATTGAATCTACTCCCGATAAAAGTAATACTTTTGTTCTTTTTTCTAAAATACTTGTTATTTTTTGCCTCTTATCTTTATTACCACTCTCATCTAAATTATATTTTTTAATAAGTTGATTTAATTGTTTCTTTAGATATTCTTCCGTATTTGATAATTCGGTATCACCCTTTTCACCAGTAAAACCTTCTTTACTACCTCCAAGTACTTCTTTTAAAGAAGTACCAAATAAAGACTTCATATCATCTAAAGAACTAGGGTTCTCTGGTTCATGAACAATTGAACTCAAAAAATCCTTATTTGTTTTAAATACAACAAAAGCAAAATACCATGCCATCATTATAAAAAATATTATACCACATATTTTACAAAAATCTATAGTTGTTAATTCCATATATTATACATTCAGATAATTTATGAAGTATTTATTTTTATAATATTTGATTTTTGATATAATAAATATTGTGAAATGTTCCGTATACTCGTTTTTGATATTCTTCTGTTTGTACCAGTCTTTGTTTTATAAGTTAAATTATCTAAACATTTTGGCTCTTTTTTTAAACAATCCAATAAATTATATAAACTACCAAATTTATTCATAACAGATAAAGAAGTAGCCTGACTTATACCTGGTATTTGATTTAATATTATTTCACCTATATTTTCTGGTGTAATATTATTTTTTTTTACACGTGTTACAAATTTACTATATGCTTCATTATTTTTAGACCCGCCATTATAATAACCTTTTTTTTCCTTTTCTCTACCCATTTTTTCTACAAATCTTATAATATATTCTGCTGTTTCTAAAATATCTTTTGTTCTTATTACCGAAAAACCCTTATAATAATTTATACAACCCATTGTAACAAATAAAGTACTGGATTTTATTTTTGTATATTTATCTTTATAATTGTACATATCACCTTCAATTAAATAAACAATATTATGATTGTGTAGTTCTTCTTTGTTTAGTCTAAATGATTGTTCCATATATCTACCATCGCGTATTGAAGATGCTAAATCTGATAAAGTTTTTCTTTCTATTATTAACAATTCTGTGTTTTCATCGTTACAAACAATAATATCTCCTAAATCCAATCGTTCTACAATTATTTCCAAGTTATAATTATAATCATTGTTTAATGCTTTTATTAAAGGAATTAATTTTTTTTCACGTATATCTATTTTAATTTTCATTACTTTAAATAAAGTAATTTACTTAAATACTTTATTTAAAATACTTGAATTATCTCATCTTTGAAATTGTACTTCTTTTGCGAGTTTTACTGCGTTGTTTAGTAAATGGTAATCGTGTTTTGACTCTTCTTCTTGTATTTCTTGTATTAGAAGGTGACCTAATTGAACGACTACGAGACCTACTTCTACGTCTTGATCTACGTCTTCTTGGTGCAGAAGGTGTCCTTCTGCTAGAACGCCTCCTTCTTGGTGATAATATCCTAGGTAAATTAGTAATATCTTTTAAAACACTTCTTAATAGTGATGTCATTATATATTATATAAATAAAAAAGTTTTGAATTTTGTATATTATTTATTAAAATGGTTTAGAAAAATGACACCATATTCAATCATAAAAGAAATGAGTACCTATTCAATTCCAAGTAAAAAAAAATCATTGATGATGTTAGAAACCGGTGTTAGCAAATTTAATTTAAATCGCAGACAAATGAGTGAAACTATTGAAGCTCCACCAAAAAAAGCATGTTGTTCTCATTTTGGTCAAGCGTTGTATTTTATATGTGAAAATTTTTCTGATAAAATGAAAGGAGATTTATTAACTGGTACTAATCCTATTTCATCTCGTATATTACCAACTATTACAGCTGATAATATAGTAAAAAAACAAACTATTGTTAATAATATTAGCGATGAAGAAAAAAAAGAAGCTGTTTTAACAGACCCTAGATTTGGTATGTTTTCACTTTTTAAATATCATCTTAATAGAGGTTATTTAAATAAAAAACTAAAAAAAGGAAATGTATATTGTTTTAATATTTTTTCACTATTTTTTGCATTACCAATATTAATTTTTATTGCACAATGGATTATGTATTTAGCATTAATTATTCATGAAAAGAACAAATTCAATGGTCATATTTGTCCTGGTGATGCTCCAATTGAACAGAAAGTTATGATGACCGGAATTTCTATTATTTATTTTGTAAGAAGTTTTTTCATTTGGGATAGTTTTACAAATAGAACACGTTTACAAAAAATGAATCCTGGTGGAAGCATCTCAGTTATTTTTGATACGTATCAAGAATTTGGTTTTAATTTAATTGTTTATTGTGCTAATTTATGGATTGTATTTGTAGACCCTGATTTATTAAATATGATTATGAATTCTTTAGCTATGGAATTTTTAATGAACTTAGATAATGAATTTGAAGAAATTTATTTTAAATTTTTACCAGAATCAGCAATAGATATTTATGATAATATTTTTGTAACACCAGAAGAAAATAATAAATTGGTAAAGGAAAAAAAGCAAAAATATTGTTGTTTTAAATGTTTATCATGTACAGTATATTTACCATTTAAATTATTAGTTATCTTATTATTTCTATTCCCTGTTTTTTGTCTTTTTATGATATTTTATGGACCTGTGTGTAAATAAATTTAAATAAATATATATTTATTATATATAATATGCCAGGATGGAGATCTAACCCAGATATTTATAGAAAAAAAGCACAAGAAAACCAAGCTATACATAACAAAAATGTTACAAAAAAAATTGAATATAATTTAAGCCAAAAAAGAAAACAAATTGGGCAACCCTCATGGAGAGCTGAACCAGAAGCTTATAAAAAATGGGCTAATGCACATAAAAATTAAAATGAGTCAATAATTGGATTTCTTTCACGCGATTTAGGATTACAAGGTGACATACAGAAATATTTTTCATTGTTTAATATAATTCTTCCACCTATGTGATAAAATGTATGCCAATGATTTATCCATATATTTACCAAAAATTCCATTCCCTTTTTATTATCCTCCTCTCCTAAAAAGTTAATAATATCTTTAAACGTTTTACCTTGATTTTCTTTCAAATAATTACATACCTTTTTAAAAGTTACTCTCTTCAATAAATCTTCGTAGTCAGCTGTTTCATCAATGTTAATTGTAAGGTTTTTCTTTAGTTCCATTTTTGTTTTGTCTTTACCATCAATTCAAATACTTAATTTTATATCAATTTTTATAAACAGTTTAAAAAAACAACTACATAACATATATATATATAATGGAAATTGATAAAGCTATTGCACACGATGGAGACATTACTAAAGAAGATGATGATTTAATTTTTGACCCTTATAATTCAAAGAATATTGAGATAACTTTAGAACAAGTTAATTCAATATTAAAATCTTATGGTTTACCTAGTAAAGTTCATAATATTAATCTATACAAAAGAGCATTTGTACATAAATCATATGTTAAACGACCACATCTTGAAAATATTGAAAATTGTGTTACTATTGTGGATAAACCGGATGATTGCATTAGACTTAGAACTAAGTCTAATGAAAGATTAGAGTTTTTAGGCGATGGTATTTTAGAATGTATTACAAAATATTATTTGTATAGAAGATTTCCAAAAGCAAATGAAGGTTTTATGACTGAAAAAAAGATTGCACTTGTAAAAAATGAATCTATTGGTAGATTAGCATATGAAATGGGACTTAATAGATGGTATATAATATCTAAAAATGCTGAAGAAAAAAAAACACGGACTAATTTAAAAAAATTAGGTTGTTTATTTGAAGCCTTTTTAGGAGCACTTTTTCTCGATTTTAATAAAATTTCAATTAGTGATGAAGATAAATGGTTTAATAATTTTTTTGTTACAGGTCCTGGATTTCAAATGGCACAGATTTTTGTTGAAGCTATTTATGAAAAACATGTTAATTGGACTGATTTAGTTAATAATGATGATAATTATAAAAATATATTACAAGTAAAAATACAAAAAGAATTTAAGAAAACACCTACTTATAAAGAAATTTCACAACAAGATGACGATGAAGGATATCATATGGGTGTTTATTTATGTCTTAACTGTAAATCACATGAAGTTAAACATGAAGACTCAATCTCTTATGAAACATTTGGCTCTTTTGAAAAAATTCATAAATATTTAGAAGATAATGAATCTCTTTTTGTTTTCTTCGCTGAATCAAAGCATAAAATTAAAAAGAAGGCAGAACAAGCCGCTTGTCATATTGCAATTAAACAAATTAATTAAAATCTATATAAAACTTTTTTATAGTTAAATTTTATATAGAATGGATATTATTCAAAAACTTAAAATAAAACCGAAACAAGAAAATAAAATTGATTTTGAAGTTAACATAAAAAAAGGTGCCATTAAAGTAGACAAAAAAAAAGAAATATCTTCTACTAAAGATGCTGTTAGTCTTTATGATTCATCTAAACAAGTTACTAGACAAAAGGGATTATTGATTGATAAAACAGATGAAGGATTTAATAGACAAGAATTTTTGAAATTATTTAAAAGAAAAGTTGTAAAAGCAAAACCCAAAGAACCCAAAATTATAACACCTATTGATATTAGTCCTACCAAAGTAGTTTTTAGATTTATTAGAAAAATAGAAAGAAAAATTAAACTTAAAAGTAGAATTAAAAAACCCAGGAAAGGAGAAAGAAAAAAAATAAGAGTCACACGACAAAAAGATATTCCTGTACCAGAAGGAATGGTTTCTATTAGTGAATTTAAAGATAGATTATATGAAAAAGCTAAACCAACAAAACTTAGATATTCAAGTTTTTTTCTTAATAATAGAGAAAAATTTACTAGTTTTATTAATAGTTTTTATACAAGGCACAAATCTGAATTAGTAGGTAAACAAGATATTACTTGTGAAAAAATTGCTGCTTCTAAAGCCATTGGTGAATTTTCATTATTAACACATCAAAAAATTGTTAGAGATTATATTAATCTTAAAACTCCTTATAGAGGGTTGTTACTTTATCATGGTTTAGGTGCTGGTAAAACATGTGGTTCTATTTCTATTGCAGAAGGATTAAAAAGTAATAAAAAAATTATTGTTATGGCTCCAGCTTCTCTTATTCCGAATTATATTGGTGAAATTAAGTTTTGTGGTGATCCTATTTATAAACTTAAACAATTTTGGGAATTTATTTCTACTGACGGACAATCAGATAAAGAAGCTAAATTATCCCAAATTTTATCTATACCAAAATCATTTATTAGAAAAAACAAAGGTGCTTGGTTAGTCAATAAACGTAAAGAATCTAACTTCTCAGAATTATCTAGTGACCAAAAGAATTCACTTAATATACAAATAAATAAAATGATTGAAAATAAGTATAATTTTATTGCTTATAATGGATACAGAATGTCTCATTTAGAAAATGATAGTAATGGTTTTACAAAAAACCCGTTTGATAATAAAGTTATTATTATTGATGAAGCTCATAACTTAGTTAGTAGAATTGTAAATAAAATTAACAAAACAGACTCTTTGTCTTATAAACTATATGATTATTTAATGAGTGCACAAAACTGTAAAATTGTATTGTTAACCGGTACACCTATTGTCAATTATCCTAATGAAATTGGTATTTTGTTTAATATTATTAGAGGATATATTAAAACATTTAAAATTCCATTAAATGTTAAAACTAGAAAAACTGTTAATTTGGCAATAATTAAAAACATTCTTAAAAGTGGTGCACTAGCTGATTATATTGATTATAGTCCAAAAACTAAAATATTAACAATTACAAGAAATCCTTTTGGATTTATTTCAAATTATAAAAAATCTTATACAGGAGTTAAATTTAATGAAGCAGGAAATATATCAGATGATGATTTTATTGATAGAGTTAAAGGTTCTTTATTTCATCCAAAAGGTCAGGACCGAGAATTTATTATTGTTAATAAAGAAAATATAGTGATTGAAAATTATAAATGTTTACCTGATAAATTAGATGATTTTAATGCATTATTTAAAAATTCCGATAATACAGTTAAAAATCCAGAATTATTTAAAAGAAGAATAGTTGGATTAACTTCATATTTTAGAAGTGCACAAGAAGCATTGATGCCTAGATACGATTATTGGAAAAATTTACACGTTATTAAAGTTGAAATGAGTGACCCACAATTAAATGCTTATCAATTAGCCAGAGATTCCGAAAGAAGTCAGTCTAAGAGAAATGCTAGGAAATTAAAAAAAGCTGGTAAGGGTGCAGATGGTTTATACGCACAAACTACATCTACTTATAGAATCTTTTCAAGAGCATTTTGTAATTTTGTATTTCCAAATGTTATTGAAAGACCTATGCCCAAAAATGATTTGAATATGAAAAAATTGATAAAAGGTAAGGAAATTAATGAAGAAGATTTTGATGGTGTTAATGCTATAAAAAGAGTTCGTAATTTACAAGGTAATTTTGATATAGATGATATTGATGAAGTAGAAAGAGATGTTGAAAAAAATATGGACCAAACATATGAACAAAGAATTCAAACATCAATTAATGAACTAAAAGCTAGTGATTACTTAAGTGTTGATAATTTAGATGAATATAGTCCCAAATTTTTGCAAATATATAATACAATTGTTGAAAAGGATGGATTACATTTAATTTATTCACAGTTTAAAACATTAGAAGGTATTGGTATTTTTAAACTTGTATTAGAAGCTAACGGATTTGCTGAACTTAAATTAAAAAAGGTTGATGGTATTTATCAATTAGATATATCAGAAGGAGACAAAGGTAAACCTATGTTTGCATCTTATACTGGTGATGAAGAGGTTGCCGAAAAAGAAATATTAAGATGGATATTTAATTCAGAATGGGATAAAATTCCAGTAAATATTAAAACTGAACTTAGTAAAATTGCCGCTAATAATTATTATGGAGAAATAGTTAAAGTTTTCATGATTACTGCGTCAGGTGCTGAAGGTATTACTCTTAAAAACACCAGGTACGTTCACATTATGGAACCATATTGGCACCCTGTTAGGGTTGAACAAGTTATTGGTCGTGCAAGACGTATTTGTAGTCATGAGGCATTACAAGAAGATGAAAAAATGGTTGATGTTTATATTTACTTGTCTACCTTTTCTGAAGAACAAATGAAAACAGATGGTAAAATTAATCAAGAATTAAAAGTAAATGACTTAAGTAAGATTGATGGTAAAACTGTTATGACTACCGATGAAACTTTGTGGGAAATTTCACAAATTAAAGAAAATATAAATAAAAATATTTTACTTGAAGTAAAAGAATCTTCTATTGATTGTCAAATATACAATAAAGCTGATAACCAAGAAAAACTTAAATGTTTGTCATTTGGTAAATCTAGTTCTGATACTTTTTCTAATAAACCTAATTATGAAGATGAAGAAAAAGATTCTGTTGGTAAAATTAATAAACGAGCGAGTATTTGGAAAGGACAAAAGGTTAAAATAGGTGCTGTTACATATGTAGCTAAATTACCAGTAAGAAAGGATGGTATACTTGAAATTTACGATTACGAAAGTTTCAAATATGTAAAAAAATATGGTACTGGTAATACTACATTTATTGGTCTTTTCAATGCTAAAACTAATTCATGGTTTGATGAAATGGTTGGTGGTTCTAATTTTGCTATTATTAAAACTATACCTCATACACGTGTTTCAGTTAAAACAAATACGTCTAAGCAAAATACTAATTCTGATAAAAAAACAAATGATAATGCAGATGATAATGCAGATGATAATGCAGATGATAATGCAGATGATAATGCAGATGATAATGCAGATGATAATGCAGATGATAATGCAGATGATAATGCAGATGATAATGCAGATG